CATTTTTGTAAATTTTACATTAAAGACTTAGCAAAGTATAGTAAATACTCGCCCGTTTCAGAAAACGGTAAATATTCTATTGTTAAATGGAGACAAGGGTGTTGGAAAGGAGATGAAGATATTTCATATCACCTTACTGATGGTCTTGGTAAAGGGTATTCACAAAAAGGAATTGCTTGGATTAAACACATTTCTAATAAAGAGAATATCAATATCACTCACGCTGAAAATGGTGGAGAATTTAGAGTTGAGTTAGGAGATAACAAATACTTCTTACTAGACGGATATTGTGAAGAAACTAATACTGCTTATGAGTTTCATGGGGATATTTTTCATGGTAATCCTAGAATCTTCTCGGAAGAAGAGAAACCGAACCCTTATTCCGATTTAACCGCAAAGCAACTTTTTGATAAAACAATGAGTAAAGAAAAAATACTTAAAAGTATGGGATTTAATGTCATCTCTATTTGGGAAGATGAATGGGATGAACTAATAAGAAGGTGAAAATAATGTTATGGACAGAAAAATATAGACCAAAGAAATTAAATGAAGTAATTGGACAAGAACACTTTGTATCTGATGCAAGAGGTTGGGTTGAAGAAAATAATATGCCTAATATTCTATTATACGGAAATCCCGGAAATGGTAAAACAGGAGCAGGATTAGTTATTGGAAGAGAACTCTTAGGAGATTCCTTCCAAGATAATTTTGTTGAAGTGAATGCTTCGGATGATAGACGATTAGAGAATGTGAGAACAACAATTAAAAATATTGCTCAAAGCGGGACAATAGGTGATGCGCCATTTAGAATTGTATTATTAGATGAAATGGATGGTATGACAACCGATGCCCAAAACGCACTAAAGCGTATTATGGAACGGTATGCGAACAATGTTCGTTTTATTATTACCTGCAACGATAGAAATAAGATTATCTTTGCATTACAAAGCCGTTGTGCAAATTATCATTTTAAGCCTCTCTCTAATGAGGCTGTCTTAGAAGTATTGACTTCAATCCTCAAGGCTGAAGAAATAGCCCGATTCTCCCAAGATGAATTGGACTCCTTTATATATGCTATGAATGGTGATATGCGGAGGGCGATTACGGAACTCCAAGCGGCAAAAGCCAGCAATTCCACCCTCAAAACGCAAATTGACGCAGGATTAAATGAATATAAAAAATTGTTAATGAAAATTGTTAATAAAGATAACTTCGCATTAAGCACAATACATGATTTCTTACATAACGGATTCACTATCCGTGAAATCTGTATTGGCTTACATGATGCAGTTATCCAAACTGAATTAGAAAGTAATACCAAATTCAAAATTTTAAGAACCATAGGAGAAAGCGAATGGCGTTCAACCACTATGACTCCAAAGGTTTTAGCATCTTGGCTAGTAAGCCAACTATCATAGATTTGAACAAAGAAAAAAATAAAATATGGAAGTGAAGAACATGGACGAAAACATGAAAACAGAAATTGAGAAAGGCGCACAGGCTATTGGCTTGAGCGTTGAAGAAGCGAAGAACAAGTTTGAAGAGATTTGTTCCGAAAACAGCATTGAAGCAACAAATCCTATCGCAAAGGGTCTTTGGCGAAACTTTGTTGCGAATGTAAAGCGAACACAGAATAATGATGGTGATGAAAAGAAAGATAATGATTCTTTCTATAAAGCAGCCTTTGGTTTCTTTGTATCGTTAGATGCCCCAAGAGATATGATGGCTTGGAACAGAATGAAAGCAAAAGAAGAGTTTATGCGTGATGCTGATAATGCCCTTGAACAGGGTGTTGTTGCTATTGCTTCACAGAATGCCCTTGGTAAGTGGGTTGTTTCTCGCTATCACAATGGAGAATACAACGAAAAGACCATTTCCACGCTTCCTTCGGGAGCAGAAGAAACAGAAGATGGTCGTTTCTTTATCCCATTGGATAACACCGCTACCTACATGAATGGTGGTAAAAACAACAATTACGGTAAGCCTCTTCCCGCAGAACAAATGCGACGAAGTGGTGTTTTCTTTGGTTCCATTGGAACGGGAGAAATGAAGCCGTATTATTTCTCTTACAAGAATCAAGGCGGTGTTGATTTTGCACCAAATAGTTTTGAATGGGTGCATTTCCTTTGCGTTGCTAATGACAATGGAACTGACATTTACGGTGCTAAGGACTTGACTTTCAACAGTCTTTCCCTTAATGCTGAAATGAATCCCGATAACGAACTTTATCGTGATATGTCCACATTTGACTTTGAGGATTGTCTGCGAGAAAACTTTGAATCGCACCTTGTTCCTCTTGTTGATATGGATAGAGCACATATTGAACGCCAAGCACTTCCTTCAAAGGAACGCTATGTTATTACAGACGGAACGGTGTGCAATATGAACATGACTCCAACAAAGAACGGAAACAGAATCATCAACCTAACTGATTTGAATGCGGAGATGGATTATGATTCTAATGAATCTGGTATCACTACTTGCTGGATTCCTGAGCATTTGACTCTTGACTTTGGTATTGGTTCTTCTGTCATTGTGATTGGCCGAACAAGTCAAAGAACCACCGATGAAGGAGTTGAACCAACAACAATCAATGTTGCTGGTCTTTTCTGCACAGTTCGTCATGGTTCAGCAGTTGAAGTTTCTGTTCCTGTTGAAGAGGACTTTGACTGGTTTTGAGTAAAACCATCCATTGTGTAGTCGTTGGCGTTAATGACGGCCATAGAGGTGCGAAGCCTCCCCCTTTGGAGGGAAAAATATGGATAATATAAAGAAAGAAAGATTTTTAATTAAAGAAACAAGTTATCTCGTTGATTTGAAAGATGTAGATTTTATCACTTGGAGTGAAAATGAAAGAGACTTGGGCAAGTATTTGGCTAAGTTGCACATTGGCTCTAAAGAAACAAGATATATGTGTCAATCGGCAGAAGAACTAAAAACTTTACTTCAAACTTGGTCGGAAGTAAAGGGAGAAAAATTAGACCTTAATATAGATGAATTAGCATGGTGATAACATGGGATTAACTAGCAATAAAAATACAAAAGCAGTAGATGAAGGAATGGCGCAAAATGCAAGGGTTCTTGCATTTAAAGATAAACTAACAAAACAAACAGAAGGACGGCTTGCTCGTAGCAACCGTCTCATTTGTGGTGTTTGGGGAGAACCAAAGACAGTTAAAAGCGGTTTGGCTCTTGACTTCCCAAATAAACAAATTTATGTTTTAGATTGGGATGATGGTTGCGAACCAACTTGGAGACAAAACCATGAAATGACTGATAGGATTACACTTTGGAATCCTGAAGTGCGAAACAAAAATGGTGAATTAGATATTCAAAAGTCTGAAGCAAACTCAGAAGACTTTGTTTTATTTGTTAAATCAAAGATTGAAGAAGGAGAAGATTGTCTTTTTGTTTTTGACGGCGTAGATAAATGGCTTGATTGTTGCACATTAAATGTGACTGGTTCTTCAAAAATTGGAAAGCCACAAAAGATGAAGTTTGAATGGGGCAAGCGAAACGCTCCATTTTATTCTCTTTTGATGATGTGTAAGAACCTTAACTGCGACCAAATCTACATTACTCATTCAAAGGCTGATTATGGCGCAACTGGAGAAGTCATTGGTCAAAAACCAAACTGGCACAATTGGGGTGATTACCTGTATCAAATTATTACGACGAGAAGAACACGCAAAAAGAACGATGTTGTGTATAAGGCTGAATTACTCAGCAGTAAAACCAACACCGAACTAGTGGGTAAGTCTTGGGAAACATTAACTGTTGGTAGCGGAAAAGTTTCTTGGGAAGGTATGCCTGAATTGCGTGAGGGATTGATTTGAAGTTCACAATTGATAGTGATACTCTAAAGAAAGCATTAGAAAGCGTTCAAGTAAGAGGTAAAGGAACAACCAATAGTGGATTCGGTTCAACCAACTTTGGGACTTATGCCTATTTAGTGGCTGATACTGCTTCCATTGAAATTTGGAATGGGAATGCTACCTTTTGTGTTAAAATTAGCATTGATGCTACTGTTGAAGAACAGGGCAGGGTTTGTTTTGATAGCGCAACTGTTATTCCTTATTTGAAAAACTTTGGTGGAGAAGATATTATTTTTTCCGTTGGTGATTTTATTGTCATCAATTGCGGAACAAAGAAGGCTTCTATTCCTTTAGTAGTCAATCATCCGAATGCTGACTCTATCGCAAGAATCCAAAATATGCTGAACCCTGTCTCATATGAGATTCAGCCGCAGACTCTTTTTAACTTTGGTAAATCTAAGTTTGAAGGAGCATTTACTCTTACACAACGACAATTGCAGGACGCAATTAAAGCCTGCGAATTAGTCAAAAGTGGAGTGTATAAGTTTGATTTCAATAATGGCGTATTGAATGTTTCAACTCGCCAAAATGTTACGAACAAATATGAAGAAACGATAACTCCTGCTTTTCCTACGGGAGAACCTGCTACGGTGGAGTTTAGTTCACCAATCTATGCTTTCTTTGAGAAAGACCAGATGTTGAACTTTTATCTAAAAGATGACTTTCCTCTTTTAGTAGTAGCAAATGATAGAATACTGTTGAAAGCACCACATATTTCGGGGTGAATAATAATGATAATAAGTAGAATGAATGATGGAAATAGGATATTTAAATCTTGGAGAGAAAACGGAGAGAAGAAACATGAGATTGTTCCCTTTCGGCCTTATTTTTATGTAAAAGAAGACAGCGCAGAACCACTTGAATATAAGCCGACTAAATATATTAGTCGGGAATTTGAGTATGTTCGTGGTGATTGGGTTAATCTTAACAACGAGCCATTAAAGAAAGTAATCGTTGAGACTTCTCACGATTTGAGAAAAGCAAAGGATATGTTCGGTGAAACTTATGAAGCCGATGTTCCTTTTCATTTTCGGTATTGTGTTGATGAGTTAGATGAAATGCCCGAATACAAAATGCGTAAATGGTATTGGGATATGGAATGGCAACAAGGGGGTGATTATCACGACCAATTGACTACAATTGTTGTTTATGATAACTATGACCATACCTATTATCAATGGGTATGTTTCCCAGAAGAACAATATGCTGAACATAAATCAAATGAATCAGTTCGTCATTTTGTTTTTAAAAATGAACAGGATATGATTAAGCATTTTGTGATGAAAATGATTGTTAAAAACCCAGATATGTTAATTGCTTGGTTTGGTCACTTTGCTGATTTGCCAAAGTTGTTTGAACGGTGTTGTGCCGTGGGTCTTGACCCTCGTATCATGTCTCCAATTGGCTTCGTTAAGGGTGTTAAGAAGGTCAAGGATGGTTTTGAGTTTAAATATTCGGAGAAAGGTTTTTCTCCAATTGAACAACCTATTGGTGGGAGAATTACTCTTTCTTTGGACTTGGCATTTGAAAGACAATGGAATGATTCTCAAAGAGGAACATTACCTTCTCTTTCTCTTGATTATATCGGAGAAACGGTTCTTGATAAAAAGAAGTTAGTATCGGAAAAGTTTCCTGATACCAATGAATTCTATCGTAGGGCTTGGTTAGAAGATACAGAAACCTATCTCAAATATGCTTTGAGAGATGTTGAATTGATGGTTGAGATTGATGAAACTAACTTTTGTAGTGAAGCAATCCTTTCTCTTCAACGATTGTTGAAAGCACCATTTGATGCTTGTTTTTATGCGAGCCATATGGGTTCTATTTACTTTATGCGAAATGCTTGGTGGAAAGCACCAACAGGAAGCAAAGTGGATAAAAGAGAAGAATATGAAGGTGCGATGATTTACGACCCATTAAGTGAAGGAACAAACGGATTACATTTGAATGTAGCCGCTTTTGATT